AGCCATGGAACCTGATACATCAGCACCAGCATGGTCTACACCTTCTGAAAGGTTTTCGGACTTAGGACCTGAAGATGGTTTTGAAGTGAAATAAGATTCCCTCAAAGTCTCCAGTTTCTCACGATATTCTGTCTCACTTTCAAACTCTACACTTTCGGCAAGCGTAGCGAGCTTCTCTTTCTGAGTGGAAGCAAGTCCATCAGCAACAGATTCAAGAATGCCATTAGCAACAGACTCACCGAGTCTCTTGTTTAGTCCAATGTTCTTCTCAATTTGCTCGTTAAGTTTGGTCTCCATATCATCAAGTTTTTCTACCATACTCTCAAGTACATCATATTTGTCGTCAGGGATTGATACATAATGTTCTTCAAAAAGACTCTTCATTCCACCTAGGAATGATTCTGTAAGGTCGGTTTTGAGACCTTGCTCAACTGCGAGCTGGTTCTCAGTAAACCATTCTTCTGAAACGTATTCCAGATAGTTATCAACACGCTCGGAGAGTTCGCCCTTAGCAGCAGCGACTTCTTCTTCTAGTTTTGCGGCGTGTGATGCTTCTATTTCTACCCTAGCCTCGTTAACACGAGTCTTAACGGCAGTTTCAAAGATTGTCTTGGCCTTTGCCTTGAACTCTTCGCTGAGTTCTTCTCCGCCAAGGAGAGCATTAACATCATCTTCGATGTTAACTTCAGGAGTGTCGTCTACAATTTCTTCAACAACTTCTGCTGTTGCGGGCTCTTCAGCAACGACCTCTTGGTCTGCTTCGAGTTCTACTTCGTCCCCAGACTTGAGGGCGGCTGTTGCTGTGATACCTTTCATTGGTTCTGCTTTTCCTGCGCCTTTGTTTACGACATCCTTAACTTGCTTAAGGGTTCCGCCAGGAGTTTTTAACTTCGCAGAATCATCATCTGGTTTGTAGTTCTCAGGTGTTGGTCCACCTAAGTCTTCAATAGGCGTTAATCCTTGAGGTGGGTTGTTAAGTTTACCAACCTTCTCTGCTGGTGCTGCGTTAGCAGTCACAGCATTGGATTCTGCAACGCTCTTTTCCATTTCTTGTAATTTAGTACCACGAGCCATTTGTAGTTTCTCCGAAATTCCTGTTGAAATCTATATTTATTTAGAAGTTTTATATGTTTGATAAGAAATCATTAAACAAGCTAAGTTTTTGCTCGTCTAATTTCTTCTGATCTACTAGAGTATTGATGGTCTTATAGGTCTTAACTGCAAACTTCTCACGCAGAATACCTCCATCCCATACCCAGTCTTTTCCTTCCATAATTCCTTCAACAAAAGCATCAGGAGCAGAAGGGTCAGCAACGATATCAGCAGCAGTTGCTAGCATGAAATCATCTCCGACAACATTAAATCCTTCTTTGGTTGGTTTTAATGAACCAATACCACGAGAGGATACACCAAGTTTTACACCTTCTTCAACAAGTGAAGATGCAATCTTACCCATCGGTGTGCCAAGAATTTTAGCCTTACCAATAAAGTTAGAACCATTCTCTTTTAAAGAGATAATCTTGTGGGAAACCCTATCAAGATTAACTGTTGGTCCGTCGGGGTGACCAAGTTCTCCAAGAGCACGTCCAGATTGGATGTGATTTTCATTATAACGAGAAACTTCTTTACGAAGAACCTCGGAAGGATACATCCTACCATTACGGTTCTTGATGTTTCCTTGAAGGAAGATCCCCTCAATATACATGGATTTCTTGCCGCCACGATTTTCGACTAGAAATTCAACTGATTCAATTTCTTCTCTAATGAGTTTCATCAACCTTCCCCTGTGATTTGAACTTGTTGTATATAGAGTTTACCGGCACCATCTGCTAAAGCAGAAACCTTAAAGGATCCTCTTAACTCTGCATATGAAGTACTCAATAATGCTGCTGGATTTCCACTAGAAGAATCATTTGCTACAGTAATTCTTGTACCAAAATAACCATCATGACCAGCAGTAGTATTTACATTAGTTACTAACTTATGAGTAAAGTTGTAAGTAGATTGTTCTGCACATGTTAAAGTAACTGCATCTCCCACACCAAATGGGGATCCAGTTCCTTCTGCAAAATCAATTATAGTAGTAGCACCAGTTGTAATTCCAGTAACCCTATTGGCACATGGTCCTCCAATACTAAGAGAGGCAGTTGTATTTACTGGGATATAAAAGTCTTCTGCGGTTGCTGTTGGATTAGCGGCAAGTGAAACTTTTACATGAGCTTCTTTGGTAATAGCAGATAATCTGAGTGTATCGGATTTATGTGCAATCGGCCCAGTTACTACTGCTGAAGCGGCAGTGACTTGAGTTATACACGTTCCTATCGGTTTAAGTGCCATTATTGATACAAAGTCATTTCTTATTTATTTATAATTACTCTTCTTCCCCACCTTCTCTTGCAGCTGCAGCATCGCCACTAATCTCATCTGCTGCTACTGCTACTGCAGCATTTACTTCATCATCTGCTTCAGTTGGTGGTTCACCGAAAAGTGAATTTGCAGCATTTGGACGATGAGCATCTACCTTTCCAGCAGACTTTGCAAAAAGAACATCTTTAATTTTATCGCTAATTTGAGATGCAGAGTCATCCGCCGCAATCATATCCATCAAATCATTAGTAATTTCAGGCATTGTAATAAAGTTAATTAATTGGCTAGTAGTATTTATACACTATCTGTGTTGCTTTTAAAGTAATTGAACTCTAAAATCATTCTATTTAGTGTACCCTTCATCTCAATTACCGCTTCCGTAGGCTCAGGAAGTTCCTTTTTAGTCTTATCAAACTCCTCTACTCTATGATCAAGATAAAATTCTATAGCATTATGAAGCATACGAAGATGGCGAACATCCCAATCAACGCGGACAAAGGGATGCCCATCTTCGTCATGGGGCATTAAATCTCCCCGCCTTTTGGCATACTCTTGGGCTTGTCTTCTAAAACTTCTGTTTCTAAATCAGGAGCAGCAACTGGTCCACCTAAATCCATACCTTCACCACCACCATTTATCATAGGATCATCCATTAATGGAAGACCAGTTTCTGGGTCAATAGTAGAAGGATCTGGAATAATTCCGTCTGCAATTTCCTTCTTAATCTGAGCATCTTGTTCGATAATTTCTTCATCAGTCTGATGAAGTACTTTACGACGTACCCAGTCTTGTGAGAAATACTTTCCTATATACGGTTGGACTCCTTCTAGACTACCCAACCTCTCATTTAGAAGCTCAGCATCCTTTAATTCTGAGAAATGATTATCATATAAGAAGTCATATTGTATGTGCTCACTCATTACTTCCCAGTCTTCTGGGGTGATTATATTCTTTAAAAGTAATTGAGTTTTGAGCATATCATTGAACATATTTGAGAATCTTCTCCTCAAACGTCCAACAAACTTAGTGAATTTAAGTTCATCCCGTAGTATTTCTGATGAACGACCTAAGTTAAATCCTCCTTCTCCATCCATTCTAGATGGTGGAACATTGAGTGAACGGTATAGTTTTTTCTTGAAGTAGTCAATGTCAGTGATTTCTCCAAGGTTTTGACCTCCAGGAAGAGTAGTAATTTCAGTACCACGTCCTCCTTCCCGTCTAGGTAGCCAGAAATCTTCCAGCATCGCCATATACTTCTTGTCATCACGAATCTCTCCAGTTGATGCATCGTAAACTAACTTGTTACGATACCTCATCATTACATCACGAAGGTATTGTTCTGCCTTAACTTTAGGTAGATTACCAACATCAATATAGAAAATTCTACGTTCTGGTGCTCTTGATAGTCTATAGATTACAAGACTATCCTCAATCATACGTAATTGATTGACTGCCTTAATTGCTTTGTGAAGATAAGAAAGTACAGCACCTTTATTTCTATCTACTAATCCACTAGTAGTATAAGAAATAGCATCTGATGCTATTTTAATTCCTTGACTTGCACCAGTAGCATTCATATTACCTGTAGGGTAAGATGCTTTTGGATTGTAAATGAAGTACTCTTCAATCTCTGGCCATTCATAAGCCATGGGATTGTCATTATTAGATCCTTGAATCTGTCTGAGTTTATCTTCAGGCTTTTTCTTTTGCTTACGAATATGACGCATTTTCATTGCATCAATATAACGTAACTCTTGTAATCCCTCTTGTGGATTCTTTAAATCAATTATTTTATGATAATAAATTCTTCCATCAACATACCAATTCCTATAAATCTCATGCGCTTTTCTATCAAAATCCATCAAGTCTACAATAAACTTGAATTCTTTTCTTATTGTTTTTTTAATACCATCACTGGCATT